CATCAGCAGTTACACCAGTGTATCCATTACCATCAAACTTTTCACCATTCCAGTTTTCTCTGGTTACTCTTGTTTCTGTAGTGATGCCAGATGTACTGCTGCGAAGAACATAAGAATATGTTCCTCCATCATCCTCAAAGAAAGCACCATCAGTATCATTAAACAATCCGAATCTTCTGCGAATACCTACTTGTGGTGCCTCTAGACGAATTGCAAATGCAAGTGTTGCTGGCCTACCAGGAATGTATCTCATTACCTGTTTAGTCTGCCTGACAACCTTACTACCAGCAGTAGAACCAACTTCCATAACCACATTACTGGAAGTGACATTATGAGTAGCAGTTGCAACACCAACTAAACTCTCATCCCAAACATCAGTCTCCTTACCATACTGGAAAGTATTGAAGAAAACTGTTTGGAAAGGAGCAACCTTTAATCTGTTATTGTCGGAAAACTGAGGTCTCCAGTCAGTCTGGTTCCCCCAGTGATCTGCAATATTATAGGTCTCAAATAGACTCCTCTCCTGATTTAAGAAGTCTTGTGTGGTCTTATTCCAAATTGCCATAAATCAAATCCACTCTAATTTTGAAGGATGATACCTATTTACTTTTGTAATATTTGAAGTACTTTCTAAAGCAGGGTAAATGTTATGAACAACTGCTCCAGGATAATCTTTTTGTAGCTGTTCTGCTAGATCTTGCTTGGATGGAATACCATGCTCAGACACCATTTCAATTCTATAAATGCTGCCTTGCCAAACAAAATCTGCAGAGATCTCTTCTCCAACCTGCTGTGGTTGTTGAGATCCAATATTCAAGGTGCCATTAAAATCACCCTGAATATTGATGCTTTCTGAAATAAACTCTTTATAACTTTTCATATCAGCAATTCCAAGCTCTAAGGGACTTATTGATTCTGCTATCTGGATCAGAAGCAGTTTTCTTTGATGTAAGTTTTTTCTTCATACCTTTCATTCTTGCACAGAATGATGCCCTTCTCTTATTGCCAACCTTCTTAGAGGGTGCTTTCAGATCAGACCCAGGATTCTCTCTCTCATAAGACTTACGTCCTTTTTCATTGAGACCACCAGAAGGATTTTTTCCTGCTTTTCTGGTCCATGCTGCTGCTTCAGTCATGAACTTAGAATAGGTAATACACCCCTCTTCAACTGAAGATTCAATGTCTAGTTTATCTGTGGTGTACTTATCCCACATTGCTGGACCCCAAGAACACTCTTCTCTGGTCTCATTCTTTTTGCACAGTAGGCAATACTTTGTATCTTTGTTATATTGTGCCTCAACTGAAGTTTCTTCTTTCTTATTTCCCCAGTTCTTGGCACCTGCTTTTCTACACTTAACTAAAGCACCAGATGCATATGCACTAGGCCAAACCTTAAATCTAGACTTTACTTTGTGATAACAGGCATCTTTCTTACCACTACCTTTACCCTTAATGTCTGATTCTAAAACAAAATTTTCTTTTTTCATTTTTTTCTTTGGTTTGTCTGTGGAAACATAAGTTGGTTTTGCAGCACCTGACTTACTTTGTTGATTTGGGTCTTTCTCTCTTTTTCTTCTTACAGCAGATTTTATTTCACCTTTTGACATGCTTTTTAGTTTTGAACTAGAGAAGCACTTAGGGGTTTTCTTTCCATCTGATTTTTCATTAGCACATGGGGATCCATCAGACTGAACCCAACCAGGCTTGCCATCTTTTGATCTAGACTGACTAAACCATTTATGAAGACTACCCATTGACAAACACTACTCTTCTTTATTATTTAGAAGACCTTGTTTTACTAGTTTAGATAATTCTGCAGTAGATCCAACAAATAGTGCATTATTAACAGTTGTTGGTCCATTTTTAGATGGTGCATCTAGATCTTTCATCTTCTTCTGAAGATCTAGCAACTTATCGCTTACATCCCCAACTGATTTTATAAGTTGTCCAGCAACTTCAAATGCTCTTGGATGTCCAGATTCTTGAGCAATTTCCAAAATTCCATCAATTGCTTCTTGACCTTTGCTAATTAAGTTGTAAAGGTTTGCTCTTGTATATGAATAGTCTTTTTGTGGATCTTCAGGAACCTCTGGTTTTTTTATTGGTTTAGGTTCAACATCAACTATCTTTGAGTCAATGTCTAATGCTTTGTCAATGGGATCAAAATTTTCTTTTATACTCATACATCAGTGCCCTGAGATTCACTAAAGGTTTTAAAATCTACAAAATTTTCAGTTGTACCACTGAAACCAAAATCATCCCCAAATTCAATTAGGTCTGCATCTGTACTATCTATGACACCATCATTGTTATAGTCTTGTTTTGCCACTGGGGTTACAGTATATCTAACCTCCCTCTTAGCAGTCTTAAGTGCTTCAGTTGCATAGTCAACTTGAACTTTCTTGATCAGACCATTACCATCATCGCCTTGAGGAACTTCATTAAACATGTATGTTTTTGCTGTAAAGTTTAGAGTATACGTAATCAATCTCCTCTTAGTATAATCTCCCTCATAGTCATCTCTAAAACCTACTCTATTTAAAACTATTGGAATATCTCTCTTTTCACTAACATCTGGCAATAAATTAACAGTGACATTAAAAGATGGTTGAAAATATGGAAGAATCTGTTCTACTATTTGCAAAACATCATCTTGTATTTTTGCCATAATATTGAGTTCAAATCCAATATTGTATGGAACTGGCATGTAAATTCTTTTTACTTCTGATCCAGCATCTGAAGATGCTGCTTTAAAAGTTTGAATTGTGGATGCTTTTCTTGATGGGTCATAGTCAATAGAAGTCATTTCAAATGACATTCTTGGTAGTGTGATAGCAACTTTTCTGTTGCCATCATTCATTTCATCAATTCTTGCTAAAAATCTTTGAACTGGACCATAAGCAAGTGGAACTTTTAAAACAGAAACTGGAGCATCATTTTCATCAAAATGCCTCACTTGAATATTATTAAACAGAGTTCCAAATGCAACCACTGTTTTGTTTATTGACTTATGATAAAAATAATTTCCCAGCATTTTAAAAGATCCTTAATACACTATTTAATAAATTAAACTGCCACAGTGGATAGATTTCCAGAATTATCAACTATTAATCTATATTGTGTTCCATTGGGAGAAGTTAAAATTACACCAGAAGATGTATCAATTCCAACTCTTGCATCACCACTAAAGGTAGAAACACCAGAAACATTCAGATGTGAATCAACATCAAGAGAACCAGGAACAACAATACCTTGACTACCACCTAAAGTAATAGGATTAATAGAGGTTATAGTTGCTGTTCCACCAATCTCTACGGCACCTGTACCATTAGGTTCTAATATAATATTACTATTAACAGTTCCATTAGTAATGGACTGTCTGCAATCAATAACACCATTGAATGTAGAAACACCAGCAACAGTTATACTTCCTAGTCCTGCATGACCAGTTACATTAATACTAGCAGCAGTAACATCGCCACCAGATGTTATATTGAAATACTCATTTTTGGCAGCGGTATTGTTACCAGAAACAATACGGAAAACATTATGAGTGGAACTTACGGAATTGCTAAGAATAGTGATTCGTGAATATGGATTTAAACTATCACCACTCCACAAAATCACACCCTTATTACCACCAGTCTCATTATCACAACCCAAATTCAATGTAGAGTTGTGAAGACCAACTCCCAAATCAAACTCTGGACCAATACCAACACCACGAGTCCTGAGTGAATAAGCAGGGACATCGTTAAACATAAAAATGTCTAACTTAGGCATAGTATTGCCATCAGTGTTTCTGATTGTTGCAATACCTGCTACATCAAGAATTCCTGTGGTTAATACGCCATTGTCAGTTGTCTCAAACTTTTTAGAGTTGTTGTAATAAAGGTCATTAGAAGCATTTCTGGTAAATTGTGCTAATATCTCAGATCCACCAGAACCTCTTAATGTAATTGTCTCATTTTGAATGTTTAACGATCCAGTTCCTATACCATTAATAATATGGTTTCCAGAAGAAGATTCGTGGAACAATTCTAAATCATTACCATCACCTAAACGAATTTTGACATCATCAGCAAGATCTAATCCAGTAGATGGATTGAATTCTCCTTGAGGTCCTAATAGTCCTTGTGCACCTTGTGGTCCTAATAGTCCTTGTGCACCTTGTGGTCCAGTTCCTTGTGGACCCTGAAATCCCTGTGGACCTTGAACACCTTGAGGTCCTACTGATCCTTGAGGTCCTCCTGGAAGACCATCGTTCCCTTGGGGTCCTCTAAATCCTTGAGGTCCTTGTCTACCAACAATTCCTTGATCTCCTTGAGCTCCTACAATACCTGAAGCACCTTGTACACCTTGAGCTCCTTGAGGTCCACTAAGTCCTTGTGTACCTTGTGGTCCTAATAGTCCTTGTGCACCTTGTGGTCCCAAAGAACCATCTTCACCAGTTGCACCTTGGAATCCCTGGAAACCTTGAACACCTTGTGGACCTCTGAATCCTTGAGCACCCTGAACACCTTGAGCACCTTGGAATCCAATATTTCCTTGAGGTCCAAAAGATCCTTGGGGTCCTACATTTCCCTGAGGTCCAAAAGATCCTTGGGGTCCAAGTTCGCCTTGATCGCCAGTAGTACCAATCTCACCTTGTGCACCTTGTGGTCCACTAAGTCCTTGAGAACCTTGTGGTCCAATAGCACCAACTTCAACTACATTTATGGTGCCTACCATACCACCATGATTTTGACAAATATAATATAAAGTTGATGGTGCATCGTTTGGAACTATGAATGTTAAAGTTCCCTGCTGAACGCCATTATTCTCAGTGCCTACATCATAAGTACTAGTTATCCCAGTTACTGGAGAAGTTTTAATCCAAAATGGATGTCCAACAGCATCTACATTGAATTGATAAGTAAATCCTCTAATCAAACTCAAAGTTGGATTTTCAGATACTCCTAAAACTGAGGGATTAAATACAAAATAGCTAGATCCATCATTAGTGACACTATAGGATATTCCTCCTATGGTTCCCTGTGGACCAATAACACCCAAATCACCTTGAGCACCTTGTGGTCCAGTTCCTTCTGGACCCTGAGATCCCTGTGGTCCAAATCCACTAGCACCTTGTGGTCCAATAACCCCCTGTGCTCCAGTGGCACCCTGAAATCCACTAAGATTTACTCCATCACCAAAAGTAGTGTAGAGTTCAGTAAAATTGGCATTTATCTTAGAAGCACCTGCGGATAAACTATCTCCAGTTCCATCATTTGGTGCACTGCCTGTTGATATTGTTTGCTTTGCCATTCTTATTAGCAGTTAGTGCTTGTATTCCTATTTAGTTAAACTTCACCAAAAGGATTTATTTCAGTGAAGTCTATGATATTATCTGCTTCAAGTTCTATAATATCTGAATCATCATATCCAACACTGGTCCCACTAAGTGGTTGTGGGGATGGGGTTGATGGTGCATTCAGTGTATAGATTGCACTAGATGCTGCACCAACAATAATGTCACCATTAACAAAATCAGTTCCTATTCCAGCAACCTTTAATATTTGCGTAGAAGCATCCCAGTTTTTAACAATACCATAAGCACCAGATATTGATCCAGAAACAGATTCTCCAACTATATAATTTCCAGATGCAACAGTGGATCCAGCAGAAATAGTTATTGTTGGATCTGATGTGTATCCTGTTCCACCATCTAAGATTCTAACAGTGGAAATTCCACCACTTGCATTTAAGAAAGCTCTTGCTACTGCAGTTGTTCCAGTAGCAACTTGTGGTGCAGAGAAAGTAACAGTTGGTTCTGATACATACCCAGTTCCAGCATAGGTCATTGTAACAATTCCTATGCTTCCTGAAGTTGTTATAGCAACTTGAACTGATGCACCATATCCATTACCACCATAAAAACTAACATCTGGAGATGTGGTATATCCAAATCCAGGATTATCTAAATAAATTTTATCTAAACTTTTTGCTGCAGTTAATCCTCTACTTTGAGTCATTACCCCAACAGCAATTGCTCTAGAACCAGATGTTGGTGCATCAACTAGTAAATTTGGAGCAGAAGAATATCTATATCCACCATTTAAAACATCAATTTTTCTAACTCCACCAAAAACAATTCCAGTATATGCAGTAGCAGTAACTCCCAATCCAGACAACTTTAATTCTGCAGCATATCCAACATCACTAAGTTCTCTGTCTACGTCTGGAAGACCTGTTGAAATTTCCTCATCTTCAAATTCAAAGAGTTCACACCTTAAATCATAGACATAATTTTTTTGTAGTTGAAAAAATGGTTTTCTATTCTCAACATATTTAATTTCCATTAAACTGTCTGAGAGGG